TAGCGGCCACAGCGGCCATGTTATTAAGACTCTTTTTAGTGATTTTAGTAGACATTTCTTCCAAAAGTTTACGTCTTTCATATTCCATCTGCTCCGGGTTTATGGCAAAGCCTGGTTTTGCTTTAGGTTTTTTACTCTTACCTTGTTCTCTGTATCCTCTGTTCACTTTGCGTTGCCCCAGTTATCTTTTACTTTATACTCAACTTTAGAAGGGACTTCCAACTTTATACAATTTTCCATGATATCTTTAACATCCACCCCCTCTTTATCAGACTTTACGCTACAATTCAACTCATCATGCATTTGTAGAAGCGGTGTAATGCCTAGTTTTTCATACACATCAACCATCGCCTTCTTTGTCTGGTCTGCAGCTGATCCTTGAATCAATCTGTTAAGGGCCTTGTAGGTACCAGCTCTCTTTACATTACCATATTCCGCTTCTGCCTGCTTTAAAGGCATTGCTTTATAAAATTTTAAAGGCTCATACCAGTTAGGTTCATATAAATCGAAACGACATTTACGACCAAGAAGAGTCCTGATAGTACCCACTTGATTGGCTCTGTTCATAACAGCCTCAAGCATTCCTTGCATGAAAGGAACCTTGATCCTAAATTCCTTGAGCATCGCTTTAGCTTCCATTGGAGTAATGTCCAAGTCCACTGCCATCTTTTTATAACCCATGCCATACATGACACCAAGACCAATGGTCTTTGCCAGTCTTCTTGGTATGTCCGCCATGTCTGCTGTCTGTTGATGAAAATCCAATCCTTTGATGAAAGCTTGACGAACATCCTCAGCTCCCTCATTCTTGTTAAGAATGGCAAAGTGTGTCAGTAACCTTGGTTCCTGTTGTGAATAGTCCGCCGAAATCCAGTGCTCTCCTGGTTCCGGAAGAAATATCTTTCTTACTTCTGATCCAAATTCACTTCTGATGGGCATCTGTTGTAGATTAGGGGCGTACATGGAAAACCTTCCTGTTACAGTTCCACCACTGTCTCCTCTTATTTGATTGACGTGAGCGTGCAGTCTTCCCTTGTGTATGTATTTTGCTATGCCATCTATGAAAGTTCCTTGTAGCTTGTTTAAGACCCTTGCTTTTGTCACCATTCTTGGCAGCTCATGCTTGTGGGTTTCCAGGAATGTTTGGGTGAAGCTGGGAGCTCCTAAGACAGTATGTGGATATTCCAGATTAACCCTGTCAAATGCGTCAGCTACTGATCGTGCTGACCACAGCTGAACTTCTCCCCCTGTCAAATCTTTCATTCTTTTTAAATATTTTTTTTCTTTAACAAGTAACTTTCGTTTCAATTCCATAGCTCGAATCATATCAATTCTGATACCACGCTTGGTCATATTAAATATAACTCTTATTAATCTGCACTCCATGTCATACACGCCTTCCAGCGCATCTTTTTCTATTTCTACCATGAGTCTTTCATGTAGCTTGTAGGTCAGTAGTGCATCCGCTTCAGCGTATTCACCCACAAATGATGAATGCATTTTATACATGTCAGCTTTGGGATCCAGTCCAAGTTCTTCGGCCTTTTCTTTTAATACCTTCTCATTCTTCCATTCTCCGAGATACTCCGAACACATTGCATTTAAGGTATAGGCATACCTGTTCTCATTCAGTAAAGCGGAAGCAATCATAGTATCATGTATGTACCCTTTAACCTCTATGTCCAGGACACTCAACCATCCTACATCATACTGCGCATTATGAAACACTTTTTGAATTGAATCGTCTTCACATATAGACTTAATGTATTTAAGGACTTTCTTTTCATCCATATTTCCCCCACCTTCGTGAGCGATTGGATAGTAGGCTGTAAAATCACCGCTTGATATTGAAATGCCTATGACTGATCCCACCTTTCGTGGCCATCCTGGTCCCATTTTCTTCAAGTCCGTGTCGCATGTTTCCAGGTCTACAGCCACAACCTTTCTTCCTTTCATAGAAGGAAATTCTGTAGGATGCAACCATTCTGATTTAACTATGTTTTGGTTAAACAGATCGTATGTCATTTACCCTCCTTGTTGAGTTTCATGACATGTTGTCTGGTGACTTCTCCCATGATCTCACCACGTTCAAGTTTGAGCTCTCCTGCTATCGCCATGTATGCAGCTCCGTCAACATAATCATCAATGTTGTGTTTACCGACCTGAGACCTGGACACTTTAAGTAGTCCAAGCATCATAGCCACTTCATCAGGTGTTATTGAAGCCATTGGCTTAAGCTTGTCATCCAGATATGTATTCCAGAACTCAGCAATCTGCTCATGATTCTTGAATGTATCTCCATGTGACTCCTGTCTGCTGTTGCTGACCAGATCAGCGGCCTTCATCAGTATTTCTTCTTTTTTCATATTATGAATCCTCTCTCTTGTTGGGGTTGTATTACATGCAGTTCTTTCTTAGCGCGTGTAATCCCTACATAGAATACACGGTTAGTATCGTCTGAATCCTTTTCCATCTCATCCCGATTGGCTCTTGATATATCAGTGAAGAGCATGACATTGTCACACTCTCCACCTTTAGCAACGTGGATTGTACTTAAATTAATGAGAGGATCCGCAGTTAAATTCTCTGGATTGAATCTTTCCAAAGCTTGTAGATATTCCTTGTCCCTGTCTCCAATCTTTTCAAAGGCAACATCCCAAGGAACACTTGTTTTTAATAAGCCGTGGTGTTCCACCAGATCTTCTATGTTATATGATTGCTCCTCCTTGTGTTGACCTTCAAATGACTTTAAATTCTTATATCCCCTGGCGACACCTGTCTGGGAAGTTAAGTGACCATATATGTCTGAAACATCCTTGTAGGAAACATCCTTGGCCTCATGCAGTCTGTTCCAGGCATCCACGGCGTTTAAAAGTTCTTTTCTAATCGCCATCTTGTTGTTCTTTTTATATGGGAGTCCTTGTATGCGCAGGTCATTTTCTATTTCCTTGAACATGTATTTGCACGTCGCAAGTATCAGCCAGTTCCCTTCACGCACGTTAACAGCTTCGGGATAGGCGTGAAATTTAAGAACTCCTTTATAGTCTCTTGGATGCCATTCCTTTTCTCTTCTATTATGTATTCTGCTAGCTATGTCTACGGCGATCTTATGAACTGATTGTGGGCATCTGTGTGATTGTTTCAAGACCTCCACATTGCCTTTCATGTTAATCAAGTGTTCCACATCAGCGCCTGCCCATCTGAATATGGCCTGGTCATCGTCACCACTTATGTAAACCTTTTTGGAATTTCTCCACATCTTCTCGCACATATCCCACTGCAAATTGTTCAAGTCCTGCGCTTCATCAATGATGACAACATCCAGCTTGGGGACCGGACCAGATTCAATGTAAGTTGACAGCATGTCAGTAAAGTCATGCTTGTAATTCTTTTCCTTGTAGTCTTCCAAGGATCTGTAAGCTCTTGACAGTTCAGGCCACGCTACGTCCAGATTAAATTTATTATAAAATTCCTGCACCTCCATCTTTTTAACCCTGGCCTTATTTATTATTCTTAAAAATTCATTGTCAGTTGTAATTATTCCGGTGTCGTCCCAGTCCTGCGATACAAAATTTAGATCCACTCCATAGTCTTCCGCAAATGTTTTGTAGTCATAAGCATCCATAACTTCTGAATGAGTCATACCCAGCTGTCTCTTGCCAAAGGCGTGCAACGTGCTGAAATAAGGAAGATCATCATCAGTTAAATTAAATTTTATCTTTGCCCTGTTCCTGGCTTCATCAGTAGCTTTAGTTGTAAAGCTGACGAACGCTATGGCTGACGGATCAGTTCCATTCTTAAGTTCCCGGTCCACTATCCTCAGTAAGTTCTCAGTCTTACCTGTGCCTGGAGGACCTAGTATTATATTAACTTCTGGCATTCATCACCTCATATACTTTCAATATTCGTTTACAATCATCAGGTGTGACATTATTTTTCCGTTGGTTGAATTCCCATGAGCAAAATACTATGTTGTCTTCTTGATACGGTAAAGTTGGATCAATGCGATCTATTGATATGTTTGTTTTTATTTTCGTTCCGCGACCTTGTCCATTTGATTTTTCCATTGTAAGCTCAACTCCGGTATAAATACAATAGGGTCCGCCAAGAAGTTTCTTCTGTTTTTCCCACAGCTCCAGGATATGATCTCTTCCTCTTATGCCGTTGTTAATCTTCACCACCCTGTTGTTATGCTTATGATAAGATGAATCTTTATCACAACTCTTCTTCAGATTGTTCCAGGTTTCTTGAAAAAATCCTTTCTCAGATTTACGATATTTGCAAGCATAAACAGGTTTCATTTTTTCTATATAGGCTATTGCCTTTTTGCTCCTCATTGCGCCCCAAAAAAGAGATAAATTTTTAGAATGGTATGACATTCTGCTCCTGTATCTCATGTTCCGTGTCTTGTTTCTTGAATGAAGGGACACCCCACGTGTTCACGCCTCTTCCGTTTAGTTTCCAAAATCTTTGAACTCCGTTAATCTTTCTTAACTCCGCTATGATCTGTCCCGTGTTGCTGTAATGCGTGAACTTGTTCCTGATGAGATAGGCATGCAAGTCCTTCAACATGAAATAGGTTCGTTCCAATTTAACTTCTTTTTTATTCTCGTCCACCTCGTTGACCCATTCCGTCCACGGCTTTCTCAGTGTTATCTCCTCTTTCTTTTGTGCCTGCGCCCGATCAGTGCAAA